TACTCGTTCCAGACGATATTTGCTTATCTAATTCAAAATCGCCGACCTTATCTACCTTCGGGTCATATGATGCTCCAAGTAAATCTTTCAAATCAGCGGCAGCCAATGAACCTCCCATACCCTCACCTTTCGCCGCCGCCCTTTTACGCCTTGCGTAGTCCCGCTTCTGCTGCTTTATCGCCTCTTTGCGTTCCTCATCTGTTGCGTATGTTTGACGCTTCTTACGCTGATACGCAGCGGGGGCGGCGGGAGTTTCCTCGGCATCGTCCTCCTCAACCGTCATCTGGATATTTTCATCGGCAGCGGCAGCGGGTCGCCTTCGGGTTGTTTTCGTTTCCAGTTCGGCATCGTCATCTTCCTCATTCTGCTTCTTTTGGGATTTCTTCGCACTCCATCCTGGACGGGTTTTACGCTGCTTATGAACCGCAATATTCTTCGGCAGTTTTTCGGGACGCCCTCGCTCGGCGGGTTTGGGTCTTCCAATACGAGGAACATCAATCGGGTCTTTATCCTTATATTTCTCTACGAGTTTGAAATGTCCTTTAATCAGTTCTCGGAATTTCTTTGAAAACGCAAGTAGAGGCAGAGGTTCTTCCGCTCCATCTTCCCTAACTAATACAATATCACCTACGGGTTTCCTAACGATTTTAAGTGATTTCTTTCCTCGCCTTGAACTCAAATTGCGTTCTTGGGACATTGGACTAACCAACTTATATCCGTTCTTTCTTGGAATAGCAAAGTATTCGGGAACAATGAGCGTAGGTTCTCCCATAATAGGAATATCTACAACTGTTGATTTCATCTCCGCCGCTTCCTTTTGCTTCTTTGTAAGACGCTTATTCGCTGGGGGAACATAATCTTCCGCTTTACGGGCGTTGCGGATTTTCGCCATAAAATCTTTCGCTTCCTGACTTCCTTTCTCAAACCTCGGCATTTATATATATTTGGTAGATATTATAATTGTGCTAAACAATGATAATATATTACGGCGTTTCATCGCTGGAAGTATCACTAAATACATCGGTTGAAATGGACGGCGGTATGCCTGTGGGGGGAATTATTCTGGGTATTTCCATCAAATTATCCTCAACCTTTCGTTTTAAAACGATAGATGTTTCAATTAACTTTATATAGCGAGTATAACTTTCATTTAAGAACTCTTTTGGCGATGATATTCTATTTGTATGTTCTAAACTTAACCATTTGTATATGTCGCAAGAAAGGATATAGAACTCTTTGCTTCCAATCAGTTCAATATCTAACTGCTTTGTAATTTGATAGAACATTTCTATTGAACCAATAATACCAACCACCAGCGATAAAAACATATTTATTAAACTAATATAAGTTTGCTCTAAAAACCCATTTAAACACACTGCGAAACTGCTGTTGAGAGCGGAGATTACGATTATTGGGATGCGGTAGTATTTCAGTCTGGATTTTAATGTCAAGTATCTTTTACGATGGTAGTTTGCTAAAAGATTGCTATTTTGCCGTATCTTGTCTAACACCCCCTCTATATCATTAGAAATTATTAAATGGTTCATATATACTAAATGTTGAGATTATATGTTAAGCAATCCTAATAAACTTTACATACTGACCTACATTTGCCCCAACAGTTCCAACACTTGGGGCAGTTGCTGGGGCTAATGTAAGAGAAGAAGTTCCTGTTGATATGACAATTGGAACACTTCCGCAATAGAAATCTTGGGTAGAACCAGTAGCAAATACTTTTGGAATAAATCCAACTGTTGTAGAAGCACTTTTAACCGTTAATGATAATGCTCCTGTTCCAGTAGCAAATCCTAAACAAACCAAACATAACCAAGTTCCAGCGGGTGCGGTATAAGACGCAATAGTATTTGTAGTAGCACCTGGATATGTGATTGTGGCGTTATTAATGAACCCGATATCAGCAGAGGTATATGTTGGGACTGTCGTAAATCCTGGACGAATGAAAGAATTGTTTTGTAAAATACCTGGAACAATAGTAGTTTCAGTAGCCGTTCCTAAAACAACTTGATTTGATGCGGTTGCCTGTGCCAAGTATCCAATAGCGGTAGAAGTGGAAATCCCAGTCCCACTCACTGATGCTGAAAACCCTATCAATGTATTATTATCTCCATCCGTCAAGTTTGCTGCCAAAGCAGTAGTAGTAGTTCCAACTTGCGTATTCCCATTACCATCAGTTAGACTATAAAGAGCATTATGTCCTACTGCCGTATTATTTGTAGCACCATTTGTATTAGAAGTCAAAGCCAAAGCACCGAATGCCGTATTTCCTCCTGTTGCTGTAAGAGTGCTGATCCCTTTTCCCGCTTCATATCCAAATGCGGTATTGTGTTCTCCTATTCCTGCTCCTGGAAGTGTAGTTCCATATCCATATATAGTCGCCTTTGTAGAAGAGTTCGTTATATTTAAAACTGACGATACATTCAGCGTCCCAGTATTCGCAGTTGTTATAGCAGCGGTCGCAATTGTAGCAGTTCCAGATGTTCCCAATGTTCCAGTTGAAAGCGTCGGGATTGTAATCGCTCCCTGTGCGGTCGGGTAGGTTATGAAATAGTCTGCTCCTTCTTCAATCGTAAGTGGGATATTATTAGTTTCAAACACACTCGGGCTGAAAATTGGTAAAGTTTCGGTAGGTGCTGGATAAGACGCCATCTATATATAATTAAGATATAAAATAATCTTATTAGGTTTGCCCTAAATGTTTATAATGACGATGTTTGTTGGAAGAAGAATACAAATATCATTTCATTTAAAAAATTGACCGCCCCTGTGCTTTCATAAAAATACACAGTAGCCCCTGCCGTTATAAGATTACTCGTTGCTACTGTTGCTGATGAAAAAGCACCGCCAACCGTATCGGTTAAATCACAAGAACCACAATTACTTTGTAAAGCGTTTGCCGCCAATACTCCCGATTGAGTGTAATGAATTGTTCCTGTTCCATTTAATCCTGTTGATACTATCACTTGTAGAGTTGCGGCAGAGTGAGCGTCCGCATCACCACAAACAGACCAACCTACACATTTTACCTGATGAGGGAATCTTAATCGTCTTACTACATTTGTCGTATCTGCGTTTGGATATCCTAATAATAGTTGTGAATTAGTTGTGTTATAATCCTGCGGATATAGTGTAATACAAAACGAAATTAATGGCTTGGATATTGCTCCTCCTATCCCAGTATAATAAAATGGAGCACCCAAATTAGCATTTACATTTACTTCGGTTGATGTAATAGTCATTTTTGTAGTAGTTCCATTTATTAATTGGATTTCATTTCCTAATCCACTACCAGAACTAATATTAACATCACTATTTGTTGCTTTTAATGTAAGAACTCCTGATGTTCCTGTTGTTGTTAGATTAATATCATCAACAGCAGACAAAACTATATCCCCAGATGTTCCATTTGTTCGTAATGTTATTCCACCCGCCCCTGTGCTTGTATTCTCAATTAATATACCTTCATTACCTGATGCTCCTGTTTGTAATTTTATTTGACCTGTGTTTGATATGATTGAGTTAATACCTGTATCAGTTGTGAGTAAATTACTACCTGACCCAATTGCGTTGAATTGGTTTGAACCATCTAATACCTGCGTAATATTATTCCCATTTGTGCTTTCTATGGTATTATCACCATCAGCGGTAGTTATGAAATTGCTTCCTGTGTCATTCGTAATTATATTAAATCCAGTATTATTAACCATTTGATTTGAACCAGAAAATGTAGTCATAGAATTAATCCCAGATGTATTCATAAGACTATTTAGTCCAGTAAAACTTTGTAATTCATTCTTTGTTGTAGCAGTGAGTGATGTTGTCGTATTTGTAGCAGTTATAGTTCCTTTAAATGTTTTATTACCCGTTATGGTTTCAGTCCCTGCTTTATGAACTACTAATTGGTCTAAATATTCTGGACTGTTTGCTTGATTGAATACGAACTCGTTAAACTTTGGTAATATCTCCGTCGGGGGTTGATAGGCAGCCATATATATTTAGATGATATTTAATTTGTAAGTTCTACCTATAAATATTTTATATCTTAATTATATATAGATGCCTCGCAAACCGAAAGAAGAAGCGATTACGGGTAAGATTGAAAACCTTTACGAGAAAATCCCAAAGGAGTTATTAGATGAAGCGGAAAACCCCAATTATGAACTACACAAGTTCAAACTCCCATCTCGTATGTGTATCGTAGCCCCATCTGGTTCTGGTAAAACAAACTTCCTCGTCAATCTCATTAGGATATTTAGTGCGGGTTCAAAAGGAACATTCTCGTCTATTAATATTATAACGAGAAATAAAGATGAACCGCTATACAAGTGGCTCACCGCAAAATGCGACCAGATAGTAATCAAAGAAGGTCTGTCATTCACCCCACCTCTTGACAAGTTTGATAAAGAGTTAAATCATTTAGTGGTATGGGACGACTTGGTATTGGCGAAGGATTTGTCAATGGTTGAAAACTACTACATAAGGGCGAGGAAGTTCAATGTGTCTTGTATCTTCATCAGTCAGTCCTACTTCAAAATCCCAAAGATTATCCGCAACAATTGCTCGTATATGGTTCTCTTAAAACTGTCGGGTCAGCGGGAGGTTAATATCATTTTGAGTGAGTTTGGTCTGGGTATTACGAAAGAGGAACTTATGGATTTGTATTCCTACGCAACTGCGGAGAAGTTCAGTCCGCTTGTGATTGATATGGAAGGCGGCATTGACACTCGTTTCAGGAAAGGTCTAACAGAAGTATTAGCATTTAGGTCATAAAATAATTATTGTATTTGTAATTATTTTATTTATACACCACATCAACGGGCAGTTTCATCATATCAATTCCTTCGGCACTAATGATACGGTCAGGTTCTGTATCAATCTCTATCTTCTTACGCAACTTCGGGTCTTCGGGGACGAAAAAATGTTTGAGAATATACTCGTTTTTCTTGAAATCCGCAGACTTATTCAGGTCGTCAAACATAGCCAAGAATGCTTCGGCGTCATCGTATAGGTTATTGGTTCTGTGAGGAAATGCGTTCAGGTAGTGAAGCAGAGCACAGCAGTAAAACCCACAAGCGTTATTCATAAGTGATTGAATGTCCTTTGTATTGAACGGTAGTTTCTGTCCCGTAGTATCCTTTACCGCTTTCACTACATCTTTTGGCGGAGGCATACCATAACTATCAAAATAGAACGGTTCAACTTTCCCACAAGGGTATTTATTGACTTGAAGACAAGTCCAGTGAGAACCATCATTCGGTCGCCCTTCCTCATCGTATTCATCTTCTAAATTGATTATGTATGCTCTGTTGTATTTTAGCGGGTTCGGTATTTCATCTTTGAATACAATTGCCTCCAACGGCACTTTCATACGACGGCACATATCCTCTAATTGATTGTCTGTCAGCATCTATATTATTAAGCAAGATATTAATTTCCTAAATTAGGCGTAAAGTCCGCTGCCTCCCATTTGATGGTATTTCTGTAATTCGGGGATAGTCTGGTATTGGCGATGGAAAGATGACGAAATCGCTTGTGATTGGAGAGCGGGATGCTGAAACCCGACCATACCGCCCCTCATTCCAACAACCGCCCTCGTATTCGGCATTTCGTCCATCCCCCTACCTCTGGAAGCACCAGCATACAGTCCTCGTCCTCCCGCATACATTCCACTTCCCGCAAACTGCGGACTTCCTAAATCAACCGTTTCGGCATCCCCCATAGCAACTCCCCGAGAAACTGCCGCCCTACGCATATCCCGACTTTCCATCTTCATCGGGGCTTTCATACCAACTCCCCTAAAATCAGCAAACTTTCTCGGGTTCTTCTGGTAGGCATCGGGGTCGTCAATGTATCCTTCAATGTGCTTATTGCTGTAATTCCTCGCCTTCTCACCGAGTTTCTTACCAGCAGCCATAGCAAGGGGAGCGAGTTGAGGCTGACCGACCGCCGTAGCAAGAGCAGCACCAGCAGTTCCAAAAGCGGCGGGAGCACCAGAAGCGAGTTTCCTAATTGCCTTTTTAACTGGTCCTTTAATCATATCACCGAACTTATAGACCTCCTTCTTGATGCCGATTTTCCCGAGGAACTTATCAAATGCCTTACCGAAGATGCCCTCGCCGCCCATCTGCCTATTCGCATCTAACTCGGCAGCGGTTAGAGCAATCTCCTTACCCATTCCCTTACGGAATGTCCTTGTCATAGCGTCGTATCTGCTCGGCTCAACTATCAACTGATACATACCCATCCCCTCCATCGGGGGTTTGACCCTAACCTTGATGCCTTTACGCAACTTACGCAACTGAACGGGGGAAACGGAGATGTCAATCTGTTTCATTATATATTGATATGAGATAAAAAGATTGCTTAATGAAAGATAATGTCAGTTTGCTCTAAATAGGAAGAAGAGATAATCATCCATAACTCCCGAAGTTTATATCAATAAACCATATAAGCGGGAGTAGCAAAGTAGCAAACTGGGGCAGACTTTTAGAAATTATTTATAATTTTTTTTTAAAAAATAGATTACTACCTACTAATATATTTTTCTATAAAAAAATACCACAACCCCGCACAAGTTCGCTACTTTCCTACCCTGTATATTAAAATATCATATAAACCAACTAACTAATTGACTTCCGTATCGGCATCATCATCTTCATCTGGTAAGTCATCGTCATCTTCTTTCCTTATCAATCCTATAACTATTTTACCCGTTTTACTGTTGCCTTGTATTTTAATCTGTTCCTCAATCCATTTGTAAAACTCGTCCCGACCATATTGGCGTTTGTCCCTATAAGATAAGCGTTTGTAATCATCACTATAAGTGATACTATCCCATATATCTTTGACTTTCTGGGTTTTCCGTTTGATGTCATTTTCATCATCGGGTATAACTTCAACCCTTTTCCATAAGTCATTAAATACTTTTTGAAATAAGTTTTGATTTTCAATGAACTTGTCCGTCCTGTCCCGAATACTTTGCGGAATAGTAAAGTTTATACCGTCTTTTGTTTTATATGCTCGATAAACCCCGATAAGCAAGTCCAAAAAGATATGACGCATTTTCTGTATAAACTCCTGTGTTTCGTAATAAGTATTTGCTTTCTTATAAAGCACACCACCGATTTCCTTGCCGACCAAACTTTCATTATCCGTAAAATTGACTGGAAATAGCAAATCAACCAACCTACGATAATCTGCCCGTTGTGGTTTCCCATCAAGTTCTGGCGGATTATTAAACTCCATAACAAATGTAGCGGACATAGTAAATGTTTCTGGATTTTGATTAAGCAACCGACCACTAAACTTCCCGCCACCAGTGAGATTTCTTAACATCGCAACCCTAACCGACCCAGCGACTTCTTTGAAATTGATATAGCGTTTTCCTTTCAAATTAAACATATCTGGACTGGGACTATTGGATTTCTCAACATCTTTTAGTATCCCATTACTTGGCTGATGATAGTAATCACCCAGCGTTGTATCCATCATAGACCCAGTGAAACCCTTACCATTACCGCCCTGCCCGTTATATAAAAATAACTTTTGATATGCCCGACCATCTAACCCACTGGCTAAAATCTGTAAATACAATAATCTATGCTCGGGGTCTGGATGGATAGTATCAATGATAGTAGCAAGTTCTTCTTTTAGTGTGTTATTCTCCAATATATCATAATCAACCTGTATATAATTGTATTTGGTTGTCATTGTAATATAGTCGTCATAGCGATAATTTCTAAACTCGTCGGCTTGTAAATCAAATACTCC